GGTGATGGTTCTAACACATCTTACACTGTTACTCACAATTTAAACACTAGAGATGTAAAGGTAGCCGTCTTCCCCAATAGTGGAAATTATGATGATGTTTGGGTAGAGATTAGACGACCGACCGTTAACACTGTTACTGTAGTTTTTGAAGCCGGTTTTGTGCCAACTAATAACGCTTTTCGTGTAGTAATAATTGGTTAGTTATGCCTAGACTTTTAGCTCCGATTATTAATCCTGACGACATTGTAGATAAACAGTACGTTGATAGTGTTGCTTCGGCTTGGAATACTGTCACTATTACTTCAAACTACACGGCTAATAATTTAGACAGAATTTTTGCCAATACGACAAGCGGCGCAATTACTGTCACGGTTCCTGACAGTGGCACTTTTAGCGTGGTAGATTTAATCGGAAATACCCCAACTACTGGATTTTTTACTAATAATTTAACTATCAATCCTACTGCGGGGCAAACGATAATGGGAGCTTCTAGTTTTGTCCTCAATGTTGGGGCGATCACTGTTGTTTTTGAACTTTTTGGAACCGACTGGAGGCTGATAAATTGACATTACTTTATAGTCAAACCAAAGCTATTTCCCTGCCTGATTCTAACGGGTGGATACGCCCTTATGATTGGTTGCAAATCCCCGCATTAGTCCCAGGGTCACAGGTTTGTTATCTATTAAATGCAGTCTTTCCCGTTGCAGATAATTTCATGGCTGTCTGGGCTGTGGGAGATTATACCGTAAACTGGGGCGACGGAACTTTTGAGAATGTTGCCAGTGGCACTACAGCTTTTAAAAACTACAATTTTAATAATTTACCTGCTAGTACCGCTACTTCAGAAGGTTATCGTCAAGCATTAATTACTATTACGCCTCAAGCGGGGCAAGATTTAACGCAGGTCAACTTAAGTTTACCTTATAATCAATCAGGAGGTTATAGCACGGGATTGCTAGAAATTGCTATAAATAGTCCGAATTTAAACACGTTCTTCCTTAATGGAAATGCAAGCAATTCGCCCCGACATAGGTATCTACAAAAATGCACGGTAGCAGAAAATATTGTATCTAATTGGACTAGAACTTTTTTTCTAAGTAATTCGATAGAAAGTGTAATTGTTAATTTAAACTCGGCTACCACCATGGAAGGTTTTTTTCAAAGTGCCTTGCCGATTAAAAGAGTAAGATTGAATATTCCTAATACAGTTACAAATTTTGCTAATTGTTTTAATAACGCAACCAGTTTAAAAGAAATTACTAATTTAAATCTAGCAGGAGCCAGTAGTTCTGTCAGCTTAGCGAATTCTTTTAGTAATCTCAGGAGCCTATCTAGACTTCAAGTTACAGGAGTGAGGGTTTCTTTTAGTGTTGCTAACTGTGCGCTTTCTAGATCGGCTATAATTGAATTGTTTGAAGGGTTAGGACTTTCAACTGAGACTCCGACTATCAATATTTCTGGAAACTACGGCGCAGCATCTTTAACAACTGACGAGCGCAATATTGCAATCAACAAAGGATGGAAAATAACAGGATGAATACTTCAGGCTTTTATAAGGTAAAAAAAGAAGGTGAATTAGCTTATGCACCCAACCATGTTTACGGGTTAAATGTAGAACTTTTAAGGGAAGCAAAAGATAGCTACACTTATCCAGTATATGGCTGGTATTGGTTTGATAGTAAGCAGGAAGCCGAAGCTTTTTTCGGAATTCCTATTCAAATTGATGGGGAGCCTGATATTATTTCTCCTGAAAATTGGGATCAATTTAATGTCTCTATTTTGTCTGATGTTTACCCGCCGTTTTAGCCCAAGTTGCAGATAAGGGAATTAGCTCTTTTCAGTTGGTTTACGGGAGTTTCTGTCAAGTTGCTAGTGTTACTCAGTTGGATAAAAACCGATGGCATCAATTCGCTGTTCAGGCAAATCTTAGAGTAGAATTTACCGATCTTTTGATCGCCTGACCAGCAATCGCTTTACCGCTTGACGTTTTAGTTTAGATTCAAGCTAAAATGGAAAGGTAAACCTGTAGCTGACAACTTGGGTTAATCTGTTTGTACTATTAAGGACTAGGGGATTTTTTCCCTTAGTCTCTTTAAGTTTTAGCTTGGTAGGCGATGTTTCTAGTGGGTTCTCGACACCTTCACGCGCTCTAGAGCTTTTGGGAGGATGCTAGTACGAATAACATGGGAATTTAACTTGGAGAGGTTTCCTTTTTCATCGGGAATTTTGCGGTTTTGGAACTTCTGGTGAAGATCACGGACTTTGGGCATGACTCCCTTTTCCTCGACTACTTGATCGATAAATGCGGCCATATCGTCTAGCAACTTTTCCAGTAGCTGTTCCGGGGTGAGCTTTCCTGCGGAATACTGGGAGAGGAGAAGCTGGGCTTGCTCTAAGCGAAGTTCCTCGATTATCCGATCGTTAGATTTTCTCACCCATTCCTTTTCTACCTCGGCTTTTGCCTCTACTTTTGCAATTTCTAGCTTGGTTTTTGCAATTTCTAGCTCGATTTCCAATTCTCGTTCGCTTGACAGACGCGGGGGGTGGGTAGCTTCCGTGATTAAATGTTTAGCTTTCGAGAAAGCCTTGACTAGATTCTGCTTACAGGCGACGACTTGAGGAGTGTTGCGACTAAGGGTCATCAGGAAGGTTGCCTGATCTTCGTTCAGATAGCAGTAACGCTCAGGACGACCGCGTGATGCGCCTTCTAGTATTTTCTGTGTTTCAAACACGATAATTCCAAACTCTTGCAATTCGGTCAAATACTTCTCGACTGTTTTCCGCAAATTTTCATGTTTAATGCCCAACTCATCGGCGATCAAGCGGGAATCGACGACCAATTGATCTTGTAAAGTGATAACCTGAATATTAGCCATTTTAACCTGCCTTGTAGGTTGATTTGGTTAGACCTCCTAGCTGTTACTAGGGGGCATTTTTATTATACTTCTGAAAGTTTCTGTTATAATAATAAACGCAGGCGAGTGAAACGGCTCACGCAAGGCTCATAACCTTGAAACAGCGGGTTCGACTCCCGTGCCTGCGTTACCGTCCCCGTCCCCTCGATAATCCGCCCCTAAATTCGTTCACCAGTCCGGGCGATGCAATCGGCATCACTCCATCATCATCATGTCCCAGAAACTCATTTTCAAGGGAATAGAACGCGCCAGACAAGGAATCAACTATGTCATTTACCGGTGGTGTCTTTTTGTTGCCATCAAAGTTCTGGCAAGCATTAAGAAATCGATTATTCCAGACGGAGTCACGAAGTAAAAATATCTGTCCCCTACTGGCCGCCGTAGCCGCAGGTAACGCCCGTGTTAATTTGTCTCCCTGTGGGGCGATCGCTGCCACATCATGATTCGGATGATATTCTCGGATGACATTAGTGATCGTATTTTCTACAAATTTACCGCTCGATCCGCCCTCTTGTTCCCACCGAACCGCCACGGTTTTCCCATCTATCCCGGCAGTGTTTTTCAACATTAATTCAACTTCCCCGACTTTTTTCTGCTCACAGAGATTATCGGCGACAACGTAAACAAATTCTCTTACTTCTTTTCCGTCCGATAGTACGGTTTTAATACGCTCGTATTTATAGACAAGTGTTCCAGAAGTGTAGCAGTGATAATTCTCGGCATTTTCCTTTGCTGTAGCGGCCAAGTCCCAGAATCGCACTTTTCCGATCAGTTTCCAGTCATCGGGAATGCTATCCAGTATCTCGAACCATGTGCGATCAAAAACAGTTCCAGCTTCATATTTAACCTTCCAGTTTCCCTTGAGTAGCCTTTCTCGCTCGATCGGATGGAGAGCGTACAGGTTAGCAAGGTAAGTAGGATTGACCTTAATTAAGGCTCGATTATCAAAAATTGTAGCGGGGATGAAAGTGAAGCTTTTTACTAAATCTTCTGGTTTAATTTTTACATCATCGTCCGCTAAAAACTCCTCTCGAATATCGGGCGGGATCATCTCGAAAAGCTTGTTTTTAAGGTCAAACTTTTCGATTAGTTCATCTCTTGTATCAGCCCAATGTACGGTATTTCCTTCTCGTACAAAATACCGCACGACTCCCGCTCTTTCCTCGATAGCGTATCCCGTCCGCGGGTCGATCCACCACGAGATAAAATCGGCTACCCAACTATCAGCATCGGGGTTACAGGTAGCCCTGACTGCCGGCTTAATTCCCGATACCGATCTATTACGGGAAAGGAGATAGAAAAATTGATCTTCCGTAAAGTGAGTTAGCTCATCAAAGCCGATTCGGGCAATCTGCGCCCCTTGGTAGCTGTAAACGGTTTTTTCGTGCTGTAAATGCCGAAATGATATTCGCGAACCGCTTGCAAACCTCCATTCAAGGTTCGGTTTTTCTGCGAAACTTCCCTTGATCGGTTGATAGATTTTCCTGCTTTCATCAACCAATCCGCCCGCTTGCGTAAATTCGGGATAAGTACGCCGAAAAATTACCGCTCGGTAGTCGGGATTATCGATAAATTCTTGTCGGGCAAAATCGACTAAAAGGGCGTGAGATTTCCCGGAGCCGGCCGCACCGCCGAAAATTATTACATCTGCGTCAACTGCCCCGAAAAGAGCCTGTTTTCCTTCCTGCAAACGAGGAAATGTGACGATATTATTTGCCGCATTCGTTTCTTGAATGCGGCGATAGGTTTCCGTGTTGGATTTAATCTTTGATCGGTTTTTAATCGATAGTCCGTTACGGAATTTCATTGCTTATAACCAATAGGTTTTTTCTTCTTTTTCCCCGCAGAAATCGACCTTATAGTTAATTGCATCTTCAAGGGTATTGAACGTGCGTAGTTCTTCCCATTGAATATCTTTCCACCATTCCCAGATCGTAAAAACACTATCTTGCCCGCAGATAAAATCACCGACGCATATAATTACAATAACTGGAAACATAAGAGAATACCCGATTACCTTAAATATATTTCTTCTTTGGTAAAGAGTAAAAATCGTAGTGTTTTTAGCGTAGCTGGCACTTCCGATAACTTTAAATTGTTTATTGCATTTAAACATAGGGGTATTTCCACTGTCTTTCTAGGGTTTTAAAATTCACCAAAGGAACACAAAAGTCACCATATTTAATCCCATCGGGCTTAATCGCTTTTCTGGCACGATTGTAAAGTATTTCACGGAATCTTAACGTGAACATTATTTCTTGAATAGGAAGCGATAGCCAATCAAAATTGTTGTCAACATAGGAATCGAAGCCTTGCTCTAGTTGAGGGTTTTGATAACCATAATCAGTCTCTATTCTTGCTAATTCTAACGCAAGAAAAGTATCACAAACTGTTTTATCTATTAATGTAGTCATTCTTCATCCTCATCGTGTTTCATCATTTTAGTAGGAATTAGCACGTCATCAATCTCTGCGCTATCACGAATAATTACTGCTAGGTCATCAGCACCAGACCCGATCGCTCCCTGCCCGATTATTTTGCCATCGGGGTCGATAACCGCTAATCCATGTTTTTGAACGATATTTAGTGCATATTCGAGAGTGTCTAATCCCATAACTTTTTCAAGCACATCTGTTAGGGCTTTGCTCATAGTCAGCGCGTCCCGGTGTGACCAGTTCCCGTTAGGTTCAATTGTTACCTGTAATGGAGTTCCATCTTCATTGATCGATGTAATCTGCTTTCTACTAATCGGGTAATTTGTCATCGCCTCGATCTTGTCAAGCGATTTTATTGCGATTTTTAGTGTTCTCTCGCGAATTTCGGTCAAAACATGGTCAATATGCCCGTCTTGTTCTTGGACTTTTTTTAGCCAGTAAGCTCTCGCTCGTTCTTCCCATCGGTAATTCTTGCAAGCAATTTCCCAGTTATCTGGCGTATCGATATTTCGCTTGATTTGCGTTTTTGGAATTTCTTGTCCTGCCGCAATTGAACAATTTTGATAGGCGCGGTTAAGCGTTCGGTAGCCACTTGGTAAAGATAAATACCAAAGCGAGAATCTTTCGTACCACTCTGGCATTTCGTAAGGCTGTTTTTCCCAGACTGGAAAAGTTACAAATTCGATAGGTTCTTTCGGGATTAAGTTTTTTGGTCGCTTTCCTGTTTCTTTTACTATTGGCATTTAGATAAGGTAAAGTTTGTAATCATACTAGACAACTCAATTATGCCAGATAAGTTAGCGATCGAATATTGCCGCCTCTCCGATCTTGTTCCGCTAAAAAGCAATTCCAAAAAGCACGCAACCGAAAACACGATCGCTCTGATTCTTGAATTTGGATTTAAAGACCCGATAGGCATAGACCCGTCTCTTAACAAGGGGAAAGGAGGGATTACAGAGGGTCATGATCGCCGTGCGGCTTTACTAGAAATCAAAAAACGGAATATTAAGCCGCCGCGGGGAATTTTGACCGATAAAGACGGAGAATGGTTAGTGCCTGTTTTGATAGGAGTAGAGGCGGAAAGTGAGGGAAAAGCTGTAAAATACTCCATTTT